ACAGTATTGGGAACACCGCTCATCTCGTGACCTCTGGCAGTAGGGTAAATGCTCCCTTAATTAGTTTTGATACCTCGCCAGAATCACTTATTACTTCTAGGTCGTATACACCGCTTGTTTCAAGTGCTGCGGTTTCAGCATCTGTCATATAAACAGTGAGTTCTCCATTTTCCTCATCAGTAAATGTGATGCCGCCATTTTCCGTTGTTAGTTCAATCATGGCAACAGATGACTCAATTGTTCTGCGAATTTGCATTCTTGCCGTGTAGTCAGTAAAATCAAACGGCAGCATAGTGCTTTCATCCGTTGGGTCTGGATATTCGACAGTAATAATACGACTAAATGTCGAGCCCTGTTCGCACGTAATGTTATAAATTCCTGCAAGCATGGGTTACTCTCCTCTAATGCCTACAACATTGTAGATGAGGGAAGTATCTGCTGGTAGGAGTATCAGAGAATAGAGCCGGAATCCTTATTGGGGCCGACCTTCTTGAGTCCGAAAGCAGCAGCGACAATGGCAACTGCGGCTACGGCGCCAACCTTTAAATTTTCGGCATTAGTCAGGGCATCAAAGTCCGAACCTGCCTCAACCCACACGCCAAGGTATGCAGCAATAAATGCTGCTACCGCACGCTCAACTGTATCTTTGATAAATTTTATTGACATACCAACCTCCCGGTATCCCAATTCTACTACATCACGCTCAGTCCGGCATCCATGTAGAGCCGGATAAGTGGGTCGCGAATGGCGGCAACGGCAGTTGTTACATACGTTTCAGTGGCAATATTTACCCAAGCAGAACCATTCCATACCTGGAACGTATTGGGTGTAGTTAAGTAGACGGCACGACCAGCAAAAAGCCCACCAGCGCCATCAGTGGTACCGAGAGCAGTGTTTCTAGCGCTTGCATCAACAAAAACCAAAACACCTTGCATGAGGTAAGCGTCAATATCTCCCTCAGATAATATGTTTCCCGTTTGGAAATCCTTATATCCACTTAATGGCATATTTACCCCAGTCGTCCTGTGCCAATTATACTTGTTCCAATGATAAATGTATCAAACGCACTAAGTGCCTCATGGGTGACACTAAAACCCATTGGCTTAATTATTGATAAAGCATTTGTTATAACTTCAGATGTTGTAATTTCACTGGAAGTATAATAAATGCCCGGTGTCTCATCTCGTAGTGTGTAAACAATAAATTCAAACGGTGGGTCTAGGACAATAAGCACCTGTTTCTCGCCAATCAAATACCTCTTGACCGTCTCTTCAATGGACTCAAGAGAGCCAGCCTTGTAGCCAAAGTATTTATTCAAAAGTTGCCACTTCTTGAAATCGTCTTCGTCGTCCCAGGCAAATGGTTTTTCTGTAGCAGTAAACTCAAGTGCATCGGTACCCGCGAGACCGCCCTCATCAAGGGTAAACATCGTCTCGGTATTCGCTGTTCCAGAACCCCAGACGTATGCACGGAAACCAGTAGACAATGGTATTCCTGCCGCCATATTTGTTATGCGCACTGGCGTAGCGGCAACTTGGTATATCCCATTCTCGCTTGCTGTTGTCTGATTCTTAACAAGCACATAGTCGCCAGTTGCTAGCGATATGCCATCAATTGTGTCTGCGTTATTGAGAGCCGTAGAGATGGTTATATTTTCAGTAGTTGCTAATTTTGCCGCCAATTGTTTAACTGAAAAATTAATGAAGTCCTCACCTGTAATTGCCCAAGGCGAATTGTCGTCATTGTATCCGTCAAAGTAATCACCAACTGTAGATGATTGTTCAACCATGCATGCATCAGCAAGTGTGATATTTGATGTGCTGGGATTGTTGTACTGAGGATAAATGAATAGGTCAGCGGAAACCGTACCTGCTGGTGCCGTTCCGGTAATAGTGAATCGTTGCCAGTCGCCGCCAACTGTTAGAGTTACCGGAGTTCCAACCGTCTCACTAATCACGCTACTTGAAGAATTTATCCATCGTAAGGAAATAAGATGTTGGCGATTATTTCCGGCAGTATTTTTTAGATACACGCTACCGCTATACGTTAAACCCGCTATTGCGGTCCAGTTTGTCGTCTGACCAGCCCGAGCAGATGTGTCGGTTCCATCCGTACTGGTAATTTGCAGTGAAGCACTGCCAGTATAGGCATCAGTTGTGGTGCGCGCCAAACTTACATTGGCAGTATTCCAACCAGTCGTTGCTGTCTCAAATGATGGATTATCTATCAAATTACCGCGACCTGAAATTATTGATGTACTTGCATGCGCTGTTCCCGTCCACCGTGAATTGGGGTTCGTGCTGCCATCAAAATATGTACCGACAGTTGCGCTATTTTCCCCAAGAACGGCATCTATGTAAACAGATTGCCCACTGGCAGTACTCAAATCACCAGATAAGCGTGCCACCATTGTTGCCGTGCCCGCTGTACCTACGTCATAAATGACAGAACATCTAACCCATGAGCCACCAACAAGTGTTGCGCTAGTGGATGATGGTGATGATAGGGTGGCAGTTCCGGCCTCTCTGGCAAGGGATACCGTGCGCCCAGCAAGGGATGATAATGGCGGAGTATACACATATAGTGAGTAGGCGAATTTTCCTGTTTCTGGAATTGTTAATGTTGTTGACCCTATATTGCTATCCGTGGTGCTACTCATTGTTGCTAGGTATGATGATGAGCCAATAAAACCAAGCAAAGCATTTCGCCCAGCACCACTCTGCGCAGCAGCCCAACCAGTTGCATTGGTTTCAAAAGATGGATTAGTAACTAAATTTGTTCTTAGTGATGTTGTGCGGCTATTAGTAACCGATGTAGATGTATTCGCCGTCCCCGTCCAGCCTTGAGATACAGGGGACCACATTGTCATCTTATTGACAGTTCCCTCGCGAACAAAAATCAAATCTGGATTAGTGGTATCAACTGCGCGTTTCGCAGTCGCCGACGACAAGGTGGCCGTAGCCACTTCAGTTGACTCAACGACGAATGTCGTTGTGGTTGGGACGGAGTAAATTATATACTCGCCATTATGGCCAGATGGTGTAACGCCAGTAATGACAACTGTATCACCGGCAGAAAAACCATGTGCTGCACTCGTGGTAATTCGCGAGTAGCCAAGCGACGGCGTTACTGGAGACAGTGATGCAATGCTTGCTGACGATGCAGGCATACCACTCCAGCGCGCTGGGCTTGAACTAACAATATAAATACCGTTCTCGCTAGCGATTGTCTGATTTTTTACTAATACTCGGTCATTGTCAGCAAGCGTCACGCCATCTAGTGAATCACCGCTATTGAGCGCTGAAGAAATAGTTATATTTGCCGTAGTTGCACATCTGACTTTTATAGTCGCCCCATGGTCGGCTGCTTTGTTTGAGGAGATTGTTGAGTACGAACGTGTTTGGCCAATAAACTGAATGAGCCAGTCATAGTATTTGGGTAACGCAATATCTGGGTCAACTAAGTAACTCTTATTATAGGAATCATCAGTATCCACAAATCCAGGTTGCTCCGTTGGGTCAGAACGAGCAATTAGTGAATATTTGTCCATTACATCCTCGACGCTGGCACTCACCGAGTGAAGAAGGCGAGCCATGGGCCAAACAGGACTGCTTACTTCGTCAATTTCACGAAAGACCTGCGGTGTTGTCTCCAGTGACATGCGTGTAGCCCATGATGTAAATATGCGATTCATGTCAGCAATAACCGGAATAGTTACGAAGATTGCATTGCCATCATGGCCAGAAAACGAAAAACCTAATGAAGCAGTTAGATTTTCGCCAGAATATTCTTGGAATGGCTGAGATATTTCGTCTGAATTTGGGCTTGATTTGTGCGAATACGATGCTGTTGGCTTGACGTATCCAACAGCGCTATTTGACACCGTAAACATTCGTGGCGTTGCATACTGAACCGTAGCGGGTGTTGACGTATAGTTGAACGAAGAATTACCGGTATTGAAAATTAATACCGAATCACCAACCGAGTAGGAGTTAATCGCGTTATATGTTATGTATGAGCCGTTTCCATAGGCACTAGTTATTGTTGCTGACTTATTTTTATTGACAACAATTAAGCCTGAACGAACTGCGGTTTGAATACCGGGGTTAACGTTTGTTGTATGCGATGATGATTCGCTTCTTCCTGAAGTATCAGAACGAACACTAACCGTTGTGTTGACCGCAAAGGAACTGGAGCACTTAACAAGAGCATGACCAACAATATTCATGTTGTTCAAATTGCTTATGTTTACTCCACCAATTACAACATTATCAAGTTCAAAAGAAACTGCGTTTGTATTATTCGGCAAAATCTTGAATACATAATACAGTGGATACTCACGATTGTCTAAAACGATTGATACTGAGGAATTTGCATTAGACCAGTCTGTTAGTGCGGCAAAATCAAACTCGTCAAATGACCGTGGTTTCTCCACGTCATCTAGCGCATAAAGGGAATTGTCTCGATTAATAAAACTATCTACGTAAGGCACTACAGTGTCTCCGCGCTCAAAGTAACCGTAATATCATCAACTGAAACACTCGGCAAAACTCCCCTGTTTAGGAAGTTGAGAGTTGACTGCGAGCCGGATGCTTCATGGAAGTAGCGATACATGGCAACACCACTAGTAACAGCAGTATTGTAGTTTGTCTCAATAGTGAAAGTTGTGTCGCTCGGTCTTGACTTCACCGCTATTGAGGCATCATCATAATCATTTGTTCCACCCAATCTCACACGCTGACCAACCACAAGACCATGTGCCGCAGAGGTGGTGATGACCGCATCTTGCCCAGCCGTATTCCCAGACGAAAGAACGGTATATGTCAAATCACTTGGCGGCGAGAGTGTAATGGAATCAACAGAAACCAAACCAGTAACTGTGGCAAGAAGACGATTTGACAAAACGGTAGAACGAAGGCGTGGTGATGAAACACTAATTTCATCATATGGGAAATACTGAGGTGACAAATATTCAGAAAGAGAAACCTTGATTGCCTCTATTGTCAGGGCCTGGCTGAAGGCGGAATCATAGGATGCGGTAACTGATATTGTTGGGGTAACTGTTTGGAAGTTGACCACTTCAATATCCAGCCCGGCCATTGATGAGTTTGCGGCAAAAGACTGAATACTAGACAACTCACTATTAGTTAGTGCCCGGCCGAATCCGTAAACGAAAATAGAAACATATCCCTTATACAATGATGATGTAACATTTCGTGATGTATCTGGCAAAAAGACCGACACACCCCTATCGGTGCTTGCGTCCATTAGGTCAAAAACCTTACACCTTGCCACATACTCAAAGTTTGACAAAATTGCAGCCTCTAACTGCTTTGCCGTTACATAGGTTGTTGAAATTGACTCTAGGAAAGTCCTAGCACTATCAAGGTATTCCGCATCCGTTAGGGCATTTGTTCCATTCGAGAAACTATCAACAACTACCGTATTGATGTCCGTATCAACGCTGAGGGGTAGTAGGGCAGTGCCAACATCAGCAATCGGTATTTCACCAAAAGCATCACACGTTAATTCAACAGTCCCCGTTGGTGTCGCCGATGCCGTGATGATGGTGTCCTCTGATGTCACAAATAGGAAATCGGTGAATGTTCCGTTCGCGGCATCTACATACCTATATCTAAACTGCGTTCCCACTGGTATCGCTGCGCCAGATGTTCCATAAAGGGTGACAGTTGCAGTAATGGTCGCCCGGGTACCAAAGTTACGTTGAAATCCGAAAAGCGAAACTATTCCCTGCATTAATCCATCAGGGACTCTGTTGATTGCATTGGTGGCTATAGCCCCCGTATAGGCCATTGACTGGAATATGGAGTCCTCAACGGTTCCGCGGCGCAGGTTGAATTCTGGCATCACGGTGCGAGCAACCTCTATCATTTGACGATAAAGGCTCGCGGTATTGACGTCATTGATTGTTAGATTAACGTACCTAGAAAAATCAGCAGGCATTATGACCGCCTAACGAAGGTGAAGGAGAATGACTGACCGTCATCGGTCTCCAGGCTCTCAATAGCAACAATTCTAACTTCTGGCACATATCGTGATGCATTAACCAGGAACTTTCCTCTATCTGCGGTATTGAATGTTGGGTCAAATACGCCAAATTCTGGATAAACCACCTGAACACCCGGTTCAAGGCGTGCAGTAATGGACAAAAGTTGCTTATAATAATCGTCGGTGCCATCAATTACCTTGTTAAAGCCATTAATATTGTACTCAATAGGCAGTTTGATTGTGTCCATTACTTCCTCCAGGGCGCAATGCAATAATACAGCATCAAGCAGCCTGCCGATTCCGCTAAGGGAATGCTAGTTGATTGATACGTCATCCTCTGGGCGCGCTGCAGATAGGGTCATCTTGAGCGATGCAATAGTTGCTTCAAGTACTGCAATCCGCTGTGCTTGCTGTGCTATCTGATTAGTCAAAGATTCAATAATCTTGTTTACATCAATCTGCGTATTGTCCATGCTCTAGAGCCTAACATGTCAGTGAGAATGGGCTGGCATCACATTATGCAAATTTTGCGATATGTCCAATCCGTTGATATTTTGGTAATATGAAAATAGATTCCAAGTTCCCACATCTCTGCCGTACCTCATGCTGGGGTATGTTCCATGTATTACTGCTTCAACTAGTGCGCGAAAATCACCATTTGAATTAAGAATGAGCCATATTTTTTCTTCTGCCAAATATGTCGCATTATTCCAGAATTCAGTATTGAACCCAGGATTTTTTAGGTAGTGCAGGGCAATCATTGCCTCAATCTCATCAATATCATCTTCATATATTTTATTACATGCTTCTTGGCTAGCCCCCTCGACTCCCGTCCACATATCTCTTGCTAATAAATTCACGCCCAGCGCAGTTGTAGTTGACGTTGCTTCCATTGGGTCAACAAAAAATGACGCATTACCATTAAAAACAACCCTGCCACAGAAATTTTGTTTTTTGTAGTAGTTATCAAAATTGAGCACCGGCATTGCATACGGCTCTAGATTATTAGAGGCAACAACCGCCATGAGTTCTTCTTTGATAGTTTCCATATCGGCCATATTGGAATTATGAACATAACCGAAGGTGCACCTATTTTGTAGCGGTATGACGAACATCCATCCATGGGGCATTGCTATGGCTTTTGTATAATCGAATTGTGGATTTCCCCACGAACAGTGAGCAACCAAGCAGCAATTAGTAATTGTATATTCAAGTTTATTATATGAGTCATCAATTGTCTGCCGACCACTACAATCAAGTATGAAATCCGCATCGATGTCATCGTGTTTTACATTTTTTTGCACAAGAGAGACGCTGCCGGTATCGCGGATGTGTTCAAATAAAAAGTTTTGGAGCATCTCAGCGGAGAAATGAACCCCAGTCATCCCAAGGGAAAAATTATGCATGTAGTCTCCGCTGCCAGACCAACCAATTTTATTTATCCCCCTTTTAATTGTGCCCCCGACGGCGATTAGGTCTTCATAAGTAAACAGCAGACTACTATGCAGCCGCTGGGGAAGGAGTGCTGTTGTTCCTTCCCCAACCCCTGATGCTGGTGTATCTGGGTCGTAGTACCAATCTATTTCCCAGTCAGTCAAGTGAAGGAACTCGGCAACAGAAATACACCCAACAGTTCCACGACCAATAACAGCCAACTTTTTCCGTGACATGTATTCCTACTTGGCGCTCCATGGATTTACGAGTTCTTCGCCTGGCGATGAGATGAATTCAACGTTTTCCAAATCAATTTGTGCTGGGAGATTTCGCAACCACTCCCTATAGATGCGCCACTCCTCCTTAACTCCGGCAGAAAGAGGACTATCCGGCATTTGGGTCCAGTCGCTTGCAATAAGCCTGTGCTGTCTCCACCATCTCAAAAATGATGCACGTCTCGCATCATTCCATGCAAATTGGGCTTCGGAATCATTGTCCATATCTTCCTGAGATGAATACCATGAGGACGGGGGGTCAAAATCAGAAAACGCCATGTTCATCAACCTATCATGTTTTAATAATGTAGTTCAAGACGAGGTACGGCTGCATATTATTGTGTGCAGATGATGAGCCGGTGCTTCCGGATGTTCCAGTAAGGCTTGCAACGTCAACGGAATGCGTATGGCTACTTTCACTACTTGTCGTAACGCTATTATTGTCCGATACGGAACCGCTCATTGTGTGTGAGTGAGTAGACCCACCACTTGATGCACGCGCATAGTATGCAGAATCAAAACGAGTTGTTGCTCCAGAATAGAAGTCCCAGTTACTTCCTGCTGTTCCGATACGTTTTACATAATAATCAGATGCTTGCTGGTTTGTAGCAACAGTTGCTTCGTCGTGCCCATGGCCACCACCGCCGCTAGCACTTATCGTATGTCCGTGACCGTGGTTTGCCGTATGGTTGTGCGTAGAGCCACTACCACTAGTAACTGCAGCATGGTCATGATT